GTTCGTGTAATTTGTTCGCACATGCCGTCATGACTATTGCAGGTTTCCCCCAATCTCCACCCCTCCCTAATAAAATTTTGGTAAACTCCTATATGTATACCAATTGTAGGAGTTGATACCATTGAAACTACCAAATGGATTTGGCAGCGTATTCAAATTATCAGGCAACAGGCGGAGGCCGTACATCGCCAGAAAAACAATTGGATGGGACGATAAGAAACACCCCCAGTATTTTGTGGTTGGTTATTACGAAACAGCACCGAAAGCTCTGGCCGCTCTAATCGAATACAATAAAAATCCCGCATTATTCAGCCCGAACGCAATTACCTTTGCCGAAGTCTACGAATTGTGGAAAGCGGAAAAATTCAAGAACATCAGCGAAAGTACAAAGGCCGGATACAGATCGGCTTTCAAAAATTCGGCTGAACTGCATGATATGAAATTTGTCGAAATTAAAGTTCCACATCTTATGGGCGTGATCAATGCAATTCAACTAGCTGGTAATGGCTATAGCACCTGCAAAAAAGCAAAAGTTTTATTCAGCCAACTTTATGCCTACGCGATAATCAACGAAATCACCGACAAAGACTACAGCCATTACATAGACATTGGCAAGAACACTCCTGTACTCCCGCGTAAGCCGTTCACAACCAGGCAAATAAACAAGCTCATCAAAAATATTGATGAGCTTGAAAACATAGATACGATTCTGATTATGATTTTTTCCGGCCTGCGCATCGGCGAATTTTTGAATTTGAAGCCCAAAGATATTAAACTCCGTGATCGGTACCTAATTGTCACGGAATCCAAAACAGAAGCCGGCCGAAACCGAGTAGTCCCGATCAACCGGAAAATTTTTGGTTATATTGAGCGGCGTGCCAAGTCCGGGGACAAGTATCTAATCGTAACCAACGCCGACGAAAAAATGACCTACCACACTTATTATGAAACTATTTTTAAAAAGATAATGGCCGCACTCCGGTTGAAGCACTGGCCGCATGACTGTCGGCACACTTGCGCAACGCTGCTGAACAATGCCGGAGCCAATACGACGGCCGTCAAACGTATCCTCGGTCATGCCAGCAAGGATGTTACCGAAAAGGTGTACACGCACAAGGATTTACGAGAGCTTAGGAAGGCCATCAATTTGATCTGATTTGTTTCTATCATGTAGCTATCTACAAATTTAGAGACGGCCAAAATACGGATATACTCTCCATTTACCGGAATTACTAACAAGTCACTCGTTTTTTCAGTATACAAAAAGCCCGAAAGTCCTTATAGATCAAGGCATTTCAGGCTTTTTTACTGCGGCTGTTCGGGCCAAACTGGGTTATCGATATCACATGTTTCCGGGAAGTCCCGGAGCGTCTGCCGGTAGGTTTTCCAGGCCGCACGCTGCTCATCCGTTATCGGATAATCCGGCAGCATATACTTGTCACTGGCAGTCAGCAGGCGGTCGCGCTGGACACGGATTGCCGCCAGTTTTTCCTCTGTTGTCGGTACGCAGGCCGGTTTATCGGTTGGCTTGCCATCCGTACCCCGAATATACTGACCGGTAGCGTATTTCTCCTGATCGTCGTCGCTGATCGGCACGAAGCCTTTATCAAGATACGGCTGTAGTTCCTCTTCGGTCGAAAAATGGACGTTAAGCGCAATAGAAGTCTCGCGCTCACCATTTTCCTTAAATTTTGCATAATGATTATTCACTTTGCTTTTGTCTCCTTTCTTTTCACCAGTGGGGAATATCAGGTAATATCGCCACCACTGCAACGACTGTTACACTCCCTATTAGTTTTAGCAGTCAATGTTTTATAGTTGTTGCAGTGGTGCGTGGAGCTTCTGATTGGAATCCTAATGAATTAGGCCTGGTTGTGTTTGATCTTACGGCTACGAATTTCTCAGCAGCTGAACGCGGATACCAGGGGACGGCTACGAATCACCCAATATTTTATATTGCTATTGGTTCGTAAATCGCCAGTGGGGAACTGGGACTTCCCATTCCACCATAACTTTCCCTATAGCTTTTTCTAGTCAGTGTTTCTGCGTTATTCCAAGTCAAACCCAAACAGGTAATTCTCCATATGAGAATCTTACAGTTACTTCTATTACAACTACTAACTTTTATACAAGTTTTGGTTCACAATCTTACATTAACCAATTTAATTATTTAGCAATAGGACTCTAATTACCTATTGCTAACCAGTAAAAATTGGCAGGATTTCCGTTACCAGTATTGGATAACGTATCAATTTGAAATTGGACGCCGTTGGTGCTAAGTGTTCCGTATTTTATCCCATATACATGACCGTCCCCTGCTTGGTGTCTACTGCTATTCGCAATACATGAAAAAACGGTGTTAAATGCAATCGGAAATGTGGTGAAAGCAGGTTGTGTGGGAATTGTAAATGAAGTATTTCCCCACTGGAGAATTAAGCCGTTACCGAATTTCACATACCCGTTTTGCGTTAAACTGGCCGCGATAATACCGCCGCCAGCACTGGACAATGCGGCTTTTACAAACGCCGTTGTTGCCAATTGTGTATTGTTTGTCCCGGTCGACGCGGTCGGTGCCGTTGGCGTCCCGGTTAAGGCCGGAGACGCCAACGGTGCTTTTGCTGCCAGTAAATTCGAGACTTCTGTCTCTGTATAATACCGGTCGTCATGGGTATGGCTAGATGCCGCCGCTCCAACGCCTGCTGCTGTAGGCGCAGCCCATGTGCCGTCACCGCGCAGGAAACTCGTGGTGCTTCCATTACGCTTCGGAGCTAGACCATTTTCCGACGTACTGACTACTGCGGTACTGGCCTTGCCATTCCATGTATTTTTTTCGGCGTCGGAAACAAAGCGATTGGACGCATCCTGCGAAATTATCGATGCCGGATGACTGGACGGATGAACATATTTATTCGCGCCTGTTTCGATACCATTGAGTTTAGTTAGCATTTCCGGCGACATAAGCCCTTTTCGCAAGGCTGTCACTATATCAAAATCCTGTGCGGACAACGATTCAGCCAAAGTGTCCAGCCAGGCTTTCAGCAGCTTGTCATTACTCAGGAGCTGACGCAAAAATGCATTCTCCTGGCTAAACAGTACAGGATCAGTCTGAATAAACTGCGGAAATTCCGCAGCAAAGTCTAGATCCGTTGGAACCGGCTCTTCAGGCCGCACCATGCCGCCGACAGTCGACGGAAATAATTCTGTCAAATACTGCTGCCATTCTTCTTTCGTCAACCTTCACACCTCCTAAAATTCCATGTACCAGCGAAAAATGAGACCGCTTTCCGCGTCCGTTCCTTTAGACGTGAGCAGTCTCATTTTTGCGGCCGTATCTCCATCTTCGGTGAGCAGGGCTACTTCATTGATATTGGCCGTAACTTCACCCTGTGCGATTTCTGCCTCGAAGCAGGCTGTAGTCGCTACTGGATAGGTCACTGAGGTAATCGGCTTCGTAATAACAACATGGTTCAGTGGCCCGTCGTCGGTAGGCGGTAGCGGATTCCCCTGCTCATCCACCTCACCAGCATCACCGAACGCCATTTGTGTTATTTTCGGTATTGTACCGGTTGTGCCCACGGCCTGGGCCAGAGCCGACCGGTATGTCACCGTTGTCCGTTTGTTTCCAGCTAAAAAATCATCGCTCATAGCGTTTCCGTCACTCCTTCGATATCATTTTTTATTGTTGTTGCTGTGGCCGCAAAGCCAAGCAATCCCTGCATTGGGTATGCTTCCTGACGCATATGACCGCCGTCAAAACAAAAACTTCCATCACGGCAGTTTATCGTTCGGGAATCTCGGTATTGGTGGCTTTCTGACTGATCTGTAACTCCGCTCAAATGAGCAGGCGTATACCCCTGCTTGGAATCGACGGCAGCTTGCAAATTTGACAGCTGCTCTACGGATACATGCGCTGTGCTGTTTACTGACATTTGGTCGGTGGCAACAAAATCATATACCTGAATATGATACGCTCTTACATTTAATGACAGCTCCGCTTCATGCGGCTGACTGTCGCGGTAGTTTTCATCCGGATAGATGCCGCCATAACGGATCGTTCCGTCGCGCATAAATTCACCATTCCGCATTGTATAGCGCAATGTGCCCAGGTTCCAAAATACATGATGGGCATCGATATTTTGCAAACTGGCGGCAATATGCCGAATGATAACCGGCAAAATAATATCCGGGTAGTAGTACGATATTTTATCGAGCCAAGACCGGGTATTTTTAGCCGAATTGATAGCAGCAATGACTTTTTTCCAGCGATTTTTGTCCGTGCTTTCCTCTTCCAGGTTCACATCGATTTTGAAATGGTATGGCTCACCGTCGTATTCAAACCATTCGGACAGTTTTACATTTCCAAAAGCCGCGGCAACTACCCGCTCGACGGCATATGGCGTCCCTTTATGCCGGTGCGCTTCTATTGATGATCGAACTAAATTTCTTTTTCGTTCAAGCGGCAAATCACTCTCATAAAAATCGACATGATATTGCCATGCCAGCAAATCAACCACCGCCTCGGGCAATTCATCTAGTCTGGGTAGCAATATGCATTCCTGGATATTCTGACTAACATCCTGTAACTGCGGCGAAACCGCGGCACTTATGGCCAACACTTGCTTATCGCCAGATATCGTCGGTGGAATCACATCAAACCATCTGACATTGTAAATGTCTTTGCTCATGTGTCAATACCCCCGTAGTTTACATTAACAGTTATGTCTTTTGCGACCTGGCTGTCAGTCAATGTCTGGTAAAGCGGTGCTGTCACGGCAACTCGGCTGGCTCCGGCCATTTTCATCAAGTGAATCAATTCAGATGGATCAATATCGCGTCCTAATGCTGATTTTTGCCAAGACCTATAAGTTTGTACAGATGCTTCTACATTTTCTCTGAGCCTGGCTGCTACGCTCTCATTTTGTTTACTAATCCAATACTGAACATCAATATCATATTCTGCCTGTTCCGGCGCCACGGCGGATACATGATCGGTGAGCGGCCGGATTTTTTTGTCGCTACAAATGGACAAAACATCATCCAGTATCTCTTGTCCTGGTATTTCGCCGCCAGCTAAAAGCACACAAATATGGACCTCTCCCGGAGAAGGCGAAAATGGTTTTACGTCAACGATATTCGTCGACGCTGTTTTCGCCCAATAAATATAAGCTCCGTCTGGTCCTGCTACTGAGAACCGTTCTGGAGCCTGCTGGATGCGGTCTCGGTAGGCATCATCCTCTTCCCGATCCGTACCACCCTCACTTGCGGTTATATTCGTCACACTATCTATATAAGGTATTGGATCGACCAGCGTAATAAGCGCACCCGGCTCATATCCATTCCCTTTTGTTCCTGTCTCCATGCATTCAACTTTTATATCAACAGATAGTTGGCCTGCCGGGATGATCCCTTCTGTAATCGTCACAAAAAATATATTATCTCCGGCTGTCACCCGCTTGCCGGCCGCAATCGTTGTCGGTTGGCTTCTGACCGTCGACAGCGTGAAGCGTTCTGTTGTTTTTGCTGCCGCTGCTTTTAATCGCGGCGTACCGACCAAAACTCCCAAATGATCAAGAAAATCGTCAGATGCATAAGCCAGCAAATTTTGCTTGGCCGCACGATCAATAACGGCCCTTTGCCCGGTGATGATCGGTACTTCCGCCTGCAGCAGTTTCTTGCGCGGATCGGCGTCGGCCAACGTGACACCGGCAGTCTCTTCATACTGACTCACTATCTCTGTTTCAATTGTGGCCGGATCTTTCTCAGCAAAAGTAATATCCGGTAAATTATAGTTAGCCATTGATTCTTACCCTCACTTTCGGCTTAATCAGCCCGTTAACCGCGTCTCCCTGATAGGTAATACTCACAACCTGAGCGCGCGGTTCATATTTGTTGATCGCAGCCATCAGCCGGGATGAGAACAATGACTGCACAACTTGAATCGGCCTGTCTAGGAGGCTACCCTCATAAGCAAAGGCCCGATTCATCGGGCAAGAGTAAACAACCGAGTTTAAAATCATGGCTACATTTTGCAAAATTTCATCGTTGCCCGTTACCCCGAAATCAATTTTCATTGCATTATCAGCCATAACATCAAATTCAGCCATATTACCCCTCCTTTGGCAACTTTACATATTCTGTCATTGACACGTTGACGGCAGCAACAATCAAATTACCGCTGCCGTCAATGCTTTTATGTGTTTCGTTCATACTTTTAACTACCCATTGATTGATGGATGGCGCAGTATTTCCTATCATAAAGTCGCAGACAACACCGGAATCACGCAAAGTTCGCAGCTTTTTTAACTCTGCTTCCGGATTCACTCCCAAAAAAGAAGATAAAAAAACTGAGAAAGAAATATTTTCTAAATCAGGCCCTATAAATTCCAATACCGGTTTTCTCTTCTGCCCGATAATTTCATGCGTAGCCCAACGGCCCGCTCCGTCGCGCTGTAAATTATCAAACGTCAACACTTTGAAAGTGTCAGCTGATTTCGATGAACTGGAAAATCTGGATATACCGAATTTCTGCGACAGCCAATTCGTGAACAGATTCCCACTATCCGAAACCGATGCCTGGTAGTAGGACTCAAATACAACTTCAACGAGCTGCCCATCTTTTGTTGTCCCGCTCAACACTCCTATCGACATTCAAAACACCTCACTGCGGCGCACCCGTAACACTACCGACTGATTCCGGATGAGTATGCCCTTTCAAACTGATGCCATCTGCAATGACATCGCCGGTCACATTGACATTCCCAGTTGCAATAATATTTATAGGGCCGGAACATTGGACTGTCATAGTTTTTGTTTCACGGTCATGCTCAACATAAGAACCATCAACAAAACGAATATAGCGGCGGCCGATTTTTCCGGCTTTCGGTGGATGATCTTGGTCGCGCACGCTAAAAAGGACATAGCCTTCGGCGTTCCCAGTCGGCATAAAAAAACAGCATACCTGCTCATCGATGTCCGGCAGCCAATGCTCATCATCTTGCCCGGCACCCCGACAGGCGACCTGCTGCCAGTAACTGACGGTATTGTCAAGATCGTCAAAAGTAACGCGCACCAGTTGGCTATCTTCATCAATCGCCGTTACCGTTCCGATCCGAAACAAATTTTTTATGTCATTGACATCCAAATCAATACCCCTCCAAACACCGGCGCAGCTGCAGCCCCGTTTCATATCCGCCGTTACTTTGTCCGTGAGTGGCTTGCATGATGATCCAGTTACCATCAAACTTGCCGAAATTTTTCAGTGTAATAACCATGCTGGCCAACACGCGCAAATCAGCGAAAATCGTAAGTGTAAACTGCCATGCCTGGCTATTCTTTTCCCGCAATGCCTTCTTAGCTATGCGCTCCGCTTCGCTCATGGTATCAAAGCGTTCGCGCAAAACTAAAACCCGCTTCGTGGGAGGCGGGTCGAGCGGTGTAAACGTATAGTCATAATTTTTCCGGCCTTTGGGGGACCGGTATTTCAGCCGACATGCCGCATAGGTGTCATTGATAGTAGCCCGACCGGAATACTTTTTTATTGGGAATTTCAAGCGGTCAATCGTGAGTACCGGTGCTGCTTGTTCATATTTTGCTTCATCAAAAATAACAATTTGACTATCGGAAACTTTTAACGCCAGACCGGCATCCTGGCAGAGTTTTTGCAAAAACGGCAAATCCTCTTGCTCGGTCTGTTCAATCCGGTCATATTCCGGATCATCCTGAACATCATAAAACAGTTCCAGTCCGGCCCCGGCGGCAATATCCCCCGCGATAACGGATAACTTCGTTTTTTCCCATGCCCGGTTTTTATTTTCACCCTTTAAGGCCGTAGACTGAAAAACAGACAGTGCCTTTATTTTTATTTCTGACGGCGGATAGCTTGGTTCAATCTCATCAATCTCGAAAGTGCCAAGCGGTAGCTCATCCTGATCATCGTCTTTCCAATTCCGGCGCTTAATTACAGCCTTCAATTTTGCACCTGTATCGGGAAACCAGTCCCCAAGCCAGAGCTGTAGCCGATCTTCCAGGGTAATTTGCAGGTCATCGGCCTGTCCGGAAAGATTGTCTGTATAGGACCATCCTTTTAGGTGCGGCTGCAGATCGGCCGTTATATCGGTATTTTCATACTGTACCTGCAGCCATGCTTGCCGTGCAACTGTCATGATTTCACCTGCTTCCAGGGCGGTAGATTCTGCGGCTGCGGCGTTTCGATTTCCGGTATAGTCAGCACAACGTCGGCCGGGAAAATTACCGTCGCAATATGCTCAGGATTGGCGTCCATGAGAACATGCATCTGATATTCGCTGCCATAAACCCGGTAGGCTATGGCATCCCACATATCGCCTTGCTTTGTTGTATAGGTTTTAAGTGCCATAGCTTACCCTTTCTTGCTGATGCGCAAATCCTTTTGCCTGTTCAAAGAAACTATCTTGTTGCCGTTGTACTGCTTCCATTGTTTGACGATCGCTGCCGTGAATAACCGGAGCAAATGTTAGTTTGAACGTATTTCCCCCTCGGTTCATACCTAACATATCACCGGCCTTCTCCCAGAGCGATACTGCCCGCGCCGAACCGTCAAGAGGGATGGCCGCTTCATCGCTATTCTCGGCAAATGTCGTGAGAAACGCACCTCGGCTGTAGATGCCGCCGGCAGCATTCGAAGCAACTTGTCCACCCCCTGCCGCTAATCCTACGGTAAAGCTTGCCTTTGCATTAGCCCATGAATTCGAAACAAAGTTGGATATCATGCTTGGAATTTGACTGATCCAACTTTTTACAGACTCATAAGCCTGGCTTGCCCATCCTTCCGCTGCTGCGACAAATTCATCGCCGGCCGTAGCGCAGAGTGTCGGTAAATTCATCAGCCATACTCCGGACTCAGTAACCATTGCCCCGACTTTAGCCGGCAACGTCGGAATGTACCCGATAAGAAAACCAATTCCATAGGCTACGCCATTGCAGGCCGTCTGCCATGCACTGCTGACAAAACTTGAAACTGTATCCCAGTTCTGGTACAACAGATAGCCAGCAGCGATTAAAGCCGCAATACTGACGATAACCAAGCCAATCGGGTTGGCCGTGAGCGCGGCATTCCAAGCCCATTGCGCCGTGGCTGCTGTTCTTGTAGCTCCGGTATTTAATAATAGAGCTGTGCGGTTTATCGCCATTTGAGCATAATGCCGCTGCTGCAGCACAAGAAGTGCTGCCTTCTGTGACCGATATTGGTTTATCATGAAGGAAGCTGCTAGCCAGGCGATCCGAAATCCGACCAAGCCTACAGTTGTCATGACTATTGCTTGTGTCAGCATCGGATATTGTTGTGAAAAATTTGCTAACATCTGAGCTCCAGCCTGGAATCCACCGGCAATCATCTGTACGCTCGGCAATAGAGTCTGTGTCAAAGAAATTCCCGTTTCAGCCGCAGATTGTTTCACACCGTCGATAGCCGCCTGCGTCGTTTTCATCTTGGCAGCAAATTCCCGTTCCATACTTCCTTGTCGGGCGGAGTCATTCAGTAGATCCATATTTCCGCGAAGCTTGTCAATGCCGGCGGCAAGCGCGGATATATCGTCCTGATACTCAGCCCCGAAAAGGCCGGTCAATACCTCGGCCTGCTGTGCTTTATCCAGCCCTTTGATCTGATCGAGCAGTCCAAACAGCGTCCCTCTTGAATCGGACATATACGATTCCTGTAACTGCTTGGCGTTTATCCCCAGCTGCGCCAACGTTTCTTGGAAAGGCTTCGCTTGGCTGGGTGCGGTTGCTATGCGATTCATAAGAGCATTTAGGCCGGTGGCCGCTACTTCCGGCGTCTTGCCAAGATCCAACATGGTTGTAGCCAAGGATGCCAGCTCATTATTAGAAAATGACGACTGTGCTGCGGTACCGGAAATTCGCTGCAAAACTTCAATGATCTCCGGTCCCTTGGCTGTAGTCTGATCATCTAAATAGTTTACGGTATCGGCAAGATCATTGATTTGTGCTCTGCCTTCGGCGGTGTCAATTTTAATACCGCGTATATTGGCGATTTTCGCCATCTGCTCGGCAATTTGATCGCCGCTGCCTTCGAAGGCTACTCCCATCTGGACTGACATTCGTACAAAATCGTTGAGCGCATCCGTGCCTTGTACACCCATTCGGGCAGCTGCAGCCGTCGTATTGGCTACAACATCCGGCAGCATATGCAACTCCCGACTGAGAGACATAACATTCGTTTGCATTTCATAATACGTTGCCGTTAATTCCCCGTTGTCATCCCGCGCGCCCTGGACCTGCTTGGCTACGCCGTTCATAGCCGTTTCAAAATCAATAGCCGCTCCGGTCGCCATGACTAACGGTGCTGCCATTGCCGCCGTATCAACCATAGCCCCTCTGATTTGGCCGGCTCTCCGGGCGGCTTCGTTCTGCCGGGACTGCGCCGCCATCAGCCGGGACTGTGTAGATTGCGTCTGCTCTAACTGCGCTTTTAACCGAGCCTGGGCATTTTTATAACTGTCCAAACTTATGACGCCGGATTTATATGCGGCATCCAGCGTTTTTAAATTGCTTCGCAGAGCCACTGACTGCGCTCCCAATGTGCGCATCTGAGCGGAAGCGGAGGAAAAAGTACTCTGAAACGACGCGCCCATCTTACCGGCAATTTCAAAAGCTACCTGGAATACCTTATTGGGCATCTTTTTTCCTCCTCTCCTCGATCAGTTCAATGACATCCTGAATCCATTCAAAAAAATCCCGTAGCGGCATGTTCAGCCAAAATGAGACTTTTTCATACTCTGTAAGCGCTATTGCAGTTTTTCTGATTGATTTTCCTGGGTTTGCGCGGGCAAAGCCCATCCGAATAAAAAATTTGATACCTGCGTGGTTGTCTGAATGAAATTAGCTCCTGATAAATTCAAAATATCGTCCACAAGGACAGGCTCCGCTGCCGCTTTAGCGGCGATAATAGCCTGGAATGTTTTACTGTAGCAGATATCCGGCGTATTATCTCCAAGAGTCCGAGCTTCTTTTTCCGCGGCAATAATCTGTTTACCGGTGATGTTATCGAAATCGAAATTAAGCTCAGTAATATTCGTGTCGTCTTTCTTAATTGTTTTTGTCAGTATAATCTTGCTCATAGCGTCCTCCTTTATATCAGGCCGAGTGCTTCCCGCACAACAGCAAGGGTATCCGTCCCATTGACAACATATTTGTAGTTCAATTTGTCGATCTCTAGCATGGTCTGTCCGTTGATTTCATATTTCAGATAAATTAATTCAAGTTCGACTGAACTACCCCCGGCCGCTCCGGATTCGAGCTTGCCGAAATCGCCTTCCGATGGAAATCCCCGCACGACAACCCGATGCGGATCATACGTTCTGTTGCCGCCGGCGGCGTCATATTTTTGGATCGCTGACCGAAATTCAAGATCTTGCCCGGCGCAGTCTAAAAGGCCGATCATATCAGCGTCATTTGTACGGAATGTGATTTTTACTTTCAGCGCCTTAGTTTGACCGGTCGTTGGCGTTTCCAGTTCTCCCAGGATGCCGGCCCCTTTGATCGCATCCGTAATATACTGTATTTTCGGTAACTCTACATCAACAACGCCAAGCAAATCCTTCCCATTTTTGTAAGCCCGATAGCCGACAATACGCTCTGGAATAATGTTTGTCCCAAAATTCATCTGTTACACCTCCTTATGCAGCAAACAGGCTGCTCAAATATGTGATATCGAATTCCAGCGTAAATTCCATATCCTCTGCCGGTATAGGCGGAGTCATGTAAACATGGAAACGCACAATTCCGTTCATTAGATCGGTTACAGAGTTTTCCGAAGAAAGAAATTCAATGCGGCCGCCCAACAACGCGCCCCTCGCGGCCATGCCGTTCAACCAAATATTTACACTGTCTACTACGGTCTGCGTCAAGCGCCGGTTCGTCGGATCGTCAACTTTCTGCCAATAGGTCAAAATAATGCTATTGCCCACCCAGTTGAACATGCGTCTAACCGGTATCCACGAATCCTTTGGATCGCTGGCCCCAGGATAGACACCGGTACGGTTGCCCCAGGCTTTCCATCCGCCGATAAAATTGATTGCCGTCACAATGCCCTGTCCGTTTAAATAGGCGGCCTGCTGCGGATCAAGCGTCACCTCATCACCGGCGGCATTGATTGTCCCGTTGGCTTGTACATTTTTGTTAGATGGACTCACATACGGTATATCTCCATTTTCGGCATCCGTGCGGCACGTCAGCGCGGCCAATTGCGTACTAAGGCGGTATTTTACGTCTCCTAGCTGCAGCTTCGGCCAGCAATTGATCTGCAGCTTATCCGTATAGTTGTTGTCCTCTTTCCAGGCCGGGGCTTCGGTGTAAACATCAGCCCCAGATTCCGCGCAATCCAAATCGCAAAGCGCCATCGCTTTAAACAGGCCGTTAATTTGTTGTACTTTCGACTTCATAACAGCGGCTACAACCGGGTCCTCGCTCCAACCGGGGCTGACAAGCTGACCAGGGACTAAGCGGAACAAAGGGAAGATCTGGTTAATCAATTCCATACCCGTTAATTTTCCAGTAGAAACAGCGACGCCGCCGATAACGTCATCTGCCTCGACCGCATCCGGTTTCAAATAATCGTAGGTTACGACCAACGACGTTTCCGTCGTGATGGCTCCGTCTTCCAAAATGCTGATTAATACTTGTCCGTCATCGTCAAAAGCAGCGGTATAGTCCGTATCTTTCGCTAAAGGCTCCCCGGCTTCAGCTTTTTTCACTATCAGCGAAGCCAGCAAAATGCCTTTCTGCGTCAACA